ACGATTGCGCCCTCAGACGTGTCCTCAACTGACACAGTGATGTTCTTGTTCATGTGAAGCCCTACAAGACCCTGTGCGGTACGCTTGGTACTCTCTTCGAGCATCATCATGCCAATCGGAAACCCTGATTGCTGCACGTGGTACATAAGCTCTCTGACGAAGGTAGACTTGCCGACCCCCGAGCCAGCGGCAATGGTGACCAGTGACCCCAGCCGTAAGCCCTTCGTGATATCGTTGAGCTTGCTGTAAGGGTAACTAATCGGGGAGACAGCATCCCCGACACCAATGACCTCTCGGAGATCGGCAGCTGCCACGATCCCATCAGGCCGATGGAGCTTGGCCTGGAAGATCGCTTGTATGACTGTCTGGGCATCTCCTTTCACAAGTGCCTCATTGGCGTCCTTGTGTTCCCCAAGGTTTGCGATCTTGCACAAACCGATGGGTAAAGCCTCTGCACATTCAATGGCAGCTTCACGACCAGGTTCATCATTGTCGAACATAAGGACAACTGATTCAAAGCTGGTCACATAATCGTAGTTACTTAGTAGAGCCTTCTTTGCAGCCTTAGCCCCATTGGGGAGACTGACAGTAGGCCACTTGTGGTTCTGCATCTGGCTGACGCTCATTGCGTCTATCTCGCCTTCACAGATCACCAGGATCTTACCGTTGGACCACAAGTGTGACCCAAACAGTGTCATGTCTCGTCCGTTACCTACAACGGAAAAGTCTTTATCTTTAGTTCTGACCTTTTGTGCGACTGGACGACCCTTTTTGTCGCGATAGGTCGCCAATTGGACAGTCTGCCCTTTGTACTTACCAACCGTGTATCCAAACTTACGACAGGTCTCCTCGGTCAGCTTGCGCGTCCGTAGAGCCTGGAAAGTGCCATTGATTAGGTTGGGGTCATTAGGCCGCTCTGGGACGTATGTAGGAGCCTCTCCGTCGCCGCCAGTCCACGCTCCGCAGCCGAAGCAATAGACATGTCCGTCACTGTACTGTGCACCATTGTCCCGTGAACCACACTCGTCGCATGGGACGTGCTGTACGAACTCGCTTTCGACTGTCGCGCTATCCATTAAAGTCACCATCATTAGGCCAAGGCCAATCCACGATGCCAGTTTTGATGAACTCGCGTTGTGTTGGTGTTAAATCTGGGAATGCATATTGTATTAAGACACCTGACTGCCAGCGGTCATACTGCTCAGTGGTAATGGGTAAATCCATTTCGTTAGTCTTACCTGTGAATGGATCTATGCGTTTTATCTTCATCGCGTCTACTCCCGTTAAAATAGAAAGAGGGCGACCTAAGCCGCCCCCTCGCTCTCTCCTTGTTTGGCTTCTTCAAGCCAGTCATCAGGTATCAACTTTGCTGCATACCTGAAGCCGTGCTTCTCGCAGTACATCGCGTATGTCGTGGGAGATCCCTTGTACAAACGCGCGTTCTGGTTCGAGAAGACAAAGCGGATGTCGATGTCTGGGAACTGTTGTTTTATCAACAGATGTTTCTGACGGTCTTGGACCGCCCAGATCCCTTTGGTCTCGACAAAGAAAAAGCCCCCTGGTTTAGGGAGCTTAAAGTCAGGCGTGTACTTTGCCTGTCGTGCTGGGACTGTGTATTGGATCTTGTCTGTTTCGTATGACAGTTTGATCCCTGCCTCAATGATTTGGTCGCTTACTTTCTTTTCCAGTCCCGATCTAAAACCAAGTCGATAGGCGGCTTTAGAAGTCCTCAAGTTCGTCGTCGAAGTCACCAGCTGGCTCGAAGCCACCTGACGATCCTACTTCGTAACCATCGACAGCATCAAAGTCACCAGCACCGTCTCCAGATCCACCCGAGACTGGGTTAATCACCTGGACAGCTGCTAGGCGTAGACTGATGCCCTTTTTACCACCAGCGGTGTAAGCATCGATCTGACCTGATGCACGAAGCTCAGTGCCTGAGTACATCGTTGGTACCTGATCTACTGGGATCGGGTTGCCCTTAGCATCAAAGTACTTTGGTTGATACTTGGACTGGATCTTAAAGACATATTCACCAGTCTCGTCATCGACATCAAATGGTGTATGGACGCTGTCCTTTGCACCAAAGTTCTCGCTTTTGACACCATCGATTAGGTTAGTCATGTGTTTCGCGTCGTTAGGTGCAAGACGTAATGACAACTTGTATTTACCTTCAGCATCGAAGGCAGTGTCTGGTCGACCAGGCTGTAACCACGGGTATTGTGCTGTTCCAGCTGGTGATACAAACTTAGCTTTACTCATGTGGATGAGTCTCCTGTATTTGATAGTTTCCTACGTGAAGCTCTTGTTGGCTTCTATGGGGGTCCCTTAGTTAGCTAAAGCAATATTCGCTCTCTAACACTGCTCTGACGTCTAGATCTCCTTTCTCTGGTACTGGTGCTAAATCCATGTCTGGGTTAGCCAAGCGGTTGCGACACTCGATCTCGAAGTTGCCTAAGACACAGTTGTCTTCATACATGTCGACAATCGCGTGACGGATGTTGTGGTAGAATGCCCAGGTATCAGCGGCGTTAGTTCCAAAGCTGTCGTGGATCATGAAGAAGTCTTCGATGCCTTGGTCTAGCCCGTGGCAAATTGCCAGCTGCATGTGAGCAGCATCGAGCGAGTGCACGAAGTTAGGCGCCACGCCAGCCCGTGCTTTCCTAGTGTCATACTTCGGGCCGATCCCGTGCAAGGTAACACGGGTCTTGGACATCAGCTTGGCTTCTCGGTCATACAAGAAGATCTTCACTCGTTTGACATCAGGCTTGGTGTACCTTTGGATGGCTGGGAAACCACTAGGGGTTGTCCAACGTACTGACCTACCTTCACGTGCTAATGCATCAGCATATGACTGTAAGAACGCCATACCTTGGGCAACACTAGAGATAACCTTTTGCACTGCCTGGTAGTTAAACTTAGCGAGGAACCGTGCGTAGGTCTCTTGCTCTCTGTAGTCACCAAACGGATGCTCAGCTATGGTTCCATAGTTCACGTCCTTCTGTAGTGGCTGCATAAGATCCTCAATGATCTGATCGCCAAACCCACGTTCAACGCTAGAGTAACCATAGGTCATGACATTACGTTTGACGGTAGATCTAGTGATCCCAAACTCTAGCCACTTTTGTGCTTCGTCGGACCCATCTTCAGTCAGATCCTGGATCACCTGGTCAGCCACGGTCTGATAGACGTCCTGACACTTGTCGCTCGGAAGTAGATTTACCATGTGACCGTCTTTAGATGATCTTAGTGCCAGTGCGTAATGCTGTACGCCACTGTTAGTTCCATCCAAGGAAATCGGAAGGTGACACACTGGGTCATCACTGTAGTAGGCAAAGACAGCCGCCAGGAACTGAAACGGTTTGTCAGCTTGGGTCCAGAGGTCAATTGTGTTCTGAGGGCTGTCGTTGACTAAACGTAACCACTGATCGTTGTCTAAGACCCACTGGATCCTGTCGTCTAAAGATGCCTTAGAGATCTTCTGAAAGTCACCGACGTTAGCCAAGTGAATCGCAAGCCATCCACGGTCCTCTTCAGCCACAGGTTTACCTCTAGCAAACTCGAAGAGTGCTTTCACATGGTCATCCCTGTGATAGTTAAAGTGTGACACGGGATACATTCTGGATCTGAAGTCTAGATTCCAGCTTAAAAAGCACTGTTCAAACTCAGACATCTTGTAGGCTGTCTTTAGGTCATTATGCATGACAACTAGGTTGGCTACCGACTCACGTCTCTTTACGTGCCAGTGCTTTTGGTCACGCTTTAGCTGACGCTGGGTCTTCTCAGGTAGACCATCGAAGTCGTCAGGTAGCTTAGGAAACTCTGGTGGATCTAGTTCTGGGAACTTACCGAAACGAACCTTCTCTCTGACACAATAGTCTAGCACTTCTAGGACACGCTTGTTGATCCTCAGAGGGGTAGCCTGGAGTGCGTTAAGTGCTTTGACATACAGAGGCTCTGGGTTCTTCTCAAAGTCTCTATCGACAGCTCTCCGCTGCTCTGAGGTAGCCTTACGGACCAGAGGTACCAGGGCTGACAACATGTCATCATGGTAGGCTCCAGAATCAAAGGCAGTCCAGGGCTTCGGTGGGATGATCAGGGGTCCGTACATAGGCTCTGCCCAGGATGCATCAAACATACGACGATCCATCAGATC